CTGGGGGGAACTGTGTAAGTAACTATAGTTGTTAAACTATTCATGGCTACTGAATTGACTTCATTATAGGTATTTACGACGCTTTTATTGCTTGGTGCGGAATTGACTACATTGACATCAATAGGGCTAGAATTAACAATGTCTACGTTTATGGAACCATCAGCATTAACATTTAATTCGTTATCGGAAGGAGAAGGACCCAAAATGTGAACATTGCTAATAGAAATTGTTCCATCAATAGCCACTGGCAGAGGATTTGTTTCGGTGTACGGGTTACCGTAAGGATCTACTGATTTAACACGCCATGCGTTAACTGGATCCGTCTCATACGTTCCTAAAAGTCTACCTTCCATTGGGACTGTAGATTTATTTTGCATTGCTGCAGAAATTGTAGAATTAGTAGTAGTGGTGAAAGCGCTCACATCCAGGTTATGATCTAGGCCACTTTTTGCTGCGCCAACCCATAGGATAGTACTACTTACTACTCTTTTAATATAAACTGTTAATTGTGAGGGGGTATCGTTTTGAAGGAGAGCTTGCTGTCCAAAGTAAAAACCAATAGTATCAGCAACTTGAAGGACACCTTCTGTGGTTCCATTTGCCGTAAGCAATACAGGTGGGACTGCATCCCATTGCCTTTCATTGGCCATTTTTACCTTTTCCTTAACCGTAAAACTTGAGACCCTTCTCAAGAGTTATAGTAAAGATTGGCGAATTTTAGAGCCCTATTAGCAAGGAAATGGAAATGGAGGAGGCGTTGGAAAAGGGGGCCAGCTTATTTGGATCCTAGGAGGCCCTTCACAGCCGCATTGGCAGCCCCAAGGGAACCAGCCGGACGGTATAACCTCAGGAAAGCCCGCAGCAGGCCAGCAGGGATTCCAGGGGCCTGGAGGGATTATAGGAAATAATACAGTGTATCCGAGTCCCTGAAAATAGGTCGTAACATTAGAAATATTAAGAAAGGGGATTATATACGGTTCTACTTGAAATAAACCGTTAGAAATCGCATTGTTAATTAGAACAGTTGTACTAGCAATGAAAGCTGCCTGTGCTGCAGCTATATCAGCTGTTAGGGTGGCATTAGAGTCAGTATTGGCAGTGGAGGCATCTGGTAAAGTGACCATATGGTAAGATTGGCTATTTAGTTAAGTCTATTGACCATGCCTTTTTACCACAATCCCAGATCCTATCCAATCCTAAGGTGGCGGCCAGCTCTTTCTCTGTATTAGCCATCGTACCAATTGCCCCTTTCTTAAGAAGGGCTTTCTTTTGACAGCTTTGTTTAGAAATTCTTTTTTGTCCTTTAAAATAGCTATAATCAGGGCCATATTTATTTTCTAAAGTAAAACCAATTGATTCGTAAACTCTTCCCTCAGAAAATCTATTGTCAGACCAACTAAGAAGCTTTCTAAATCCCTTCTTCTTAGCATAATATAGTAAAGATTTAAGAAGCCTGGAAGAGCCACCGGCTATAGAAACATTAGACTTAAAAGCCAACCTATTTAGAACAAAGATCTGTCCATGTCCTTGCCTATGATGAGGACTCCCAGTTACTACGGCCACAAGCTCATTTTCAGAATAGAGGCCAAACGCTATTTCGAATCTGGCAGAACCCTGAATATGATGGGTATCTAAAAATAGTTTAGCTTCTTTGTTAGGCACTTCTTTTAAATCAGTTTTTCTAGCAAAAATCTTGATTTCATTTTTATTTAATATAGATTTTAAATAACCCCTTACTTGTTCTTTCCTCTGTAACCATTCATCTTCAAAAATAGTGATTAGCCTAATACCTTTTTTATTACATTCTTTTTGTTTGTCAAGATGATAATTTTTATTTTTTGAAGTTTCTGAATGCCAATACAGACCACAATATTCTATTGCTAGATTTAAAGAAGGAGCAAAGATATCCAGTTCTAATGGGGAAATAATTTTCTTAGAATTTCTTATAACATCTGGATAATACTGTTTAACAAAATTAAAAATTTCTTGTTCTGGAAGAGAAAATCTGCTGGAATGTTTCATATGAGAACAAATATCATTTAAAATACCCCTAACTAAGGCTAGCTGGTAGGCAGATTCACTATTATTTTGAAATTCGACCCTAGTTTCATATTTTAAAGCTTCCTCACAAAGCATTTCATTGGTCCAATAAATTCTGACATATTCCATATGAGAACAGATTTTATCCAACAACCCCCTTTTATGAGCAAGAGTGTAAGCACGCATATTATTTTTTTGAAATTCGGTTCGTGTTTTATGCTCTAAGGCTGCCTCGTGGAGCATTTTATCACTCCAGTATGTTAATAGATACTCCATATGAGAACATATATTATCTAATATCTTTCTTTCATAAGCTAACTGATAGGCCGTAGGATCATTTTTTTTAAAAGAGGATCTATTATTATGTTTTAAGGCTGCTTCACGAAGCATTTCATTGGTCCAATAAGTTTTTATTGTCATATGGGAACAAACTTCATTTAAAAATCCTGCTCTCAGTGCTGCTAAATAAGCACCCTTAGATCCTTTTTGGAATAAGCTAGGAGTGGGATATTTTAATGCCTCTATAGCCACCCTTTCCTTAATCCAGTACCCATTTGGTCTTTTTTTAGGTTTCATCTATTTAAGATTACTTCTACGTAAGTAAAAAGTCAATAAAAAACCCCGTATATAACTAAATATACGGGGTTTGAATAGAATAGTCTATATTTCTGATTAAGGCAGAGATACTGCTCCTGATTCTGAATCGTTAGGTGCTGACTCATCTGTGAGAGCTATCCCCTTGTAAGTTATATTGATTTTAGAAGTCGCTCTAGACTGAAAGTTATTACTATTAGTATCAGGAAGTGCCCCAATAACAGTTGCAAGAGGTGCCCCAGTTGGATTCTCGCGGTCAGCCACTGTGAGGGTGACCGGACCAAGCCCAAGAAGGGAATTTAGTGTTGGGAACTGACCTAATGCCTTAACCCCAAAACCATAAACACGAAATCCCGTGCATTGGACATTAACGGCATTATAGCTAACTAACGTTATTTCATCTGGACTATACCTACCAAGTAGGTGAATGTCTTCGCTAGAGATACTTTCACTGATAGTGCAAGAATCAAAGATTCCAACCACAACAGGAGAGCCTCCTGAGCCTTGAATACTGACTACTGTCCTACCGCCAGTAATGACCTTAGATGCTGCTGGTGAAATTGCCATTTTATTTTCTCCTTAATCCTTAGCTAGCTGACTGTTGAACTGCTGAGAGAGCAAGATCAATGGCTACGAAATAAATCGATGTAGTTAGTTTAGCTTCAACATTAATATACATTGAAGGGGCTGAGATTGTAATTGAAGCATTTTTATAGCCGAGAGGCGCGTCCGAACTTGTGGTTGTCATCTTCAATTTCTTATAGTAATCAAAACGCTGCTGTAATGCACTTAGAGCAGATGCAGCTGAAACATCTGCAATAGACTTTCCGACGATCGCTATTTGGAAATACTGAGCTAGATCCAACGCAAGAATGTCAGATAGATAGACAGCCTGAATTGAATTATAAACGAAGTTCGTATCGAGGCCGTATGTGGTTTGGTCACTAACCCATGGAATTCCTGAGGTATTTTGACTTAAAACTAATAGCCCACCTATAAGAGCATCTGCAACATCAGCAGGATCCCCGGAATCATAACCAGCCGGATCTTGATAAGAAACGATATTGGCCAGATGGTTGCAGATTGACTTATAGAAGCCCCCGGTCTGCATGCCGGCCGCAACACATGATGCGTACCATGGCAGGAATAAAGTATTAACCCCAGCCGAATTGACCTGCGTAACCTGCTGACATGTAAGTGAGCAACGATAACTTGCCAAACTCTGGGCCTGAGCTTTACAATTTGCATATGTATCGTTATACGAGAGAATCGCTGAACGATTGCGTTTCAATGTAGGAGTTGAGTACTGAATACAATGTGACTTCAACAGCTCATTGATCGCATCAATTGTATAAGTAGATCCCGGATCTGTATTTCCAGCAGCAATATCTTTTGACGCATCTTGTGAAAATAGAGGAACGATGATATTTAGCTGAATGCCGCCCATTTGAGCAATAGCGTTTACAATGTCTGCAGCCAATGTTGCCCCTAGAGCGCCACCGACTAAATAGGTTAATACTTCAGCAGCTGGTAGACCGGCTTTTGCAATAGCGGTAAAACCTACTGCGGTAGATGTAACCATTTGCTGAGTAAAAGCATAAACAGAGTTCTTAACACGGCCTGGTTGATCGCCATCCGTAGATGCAATGCCGATAGCAGTTACTTGATCAAGAGCGGAAGGAGGCAATTGAACCGCAGAAGGATTAGCAGTTGCAGAATATCCAGGTTGAGAATTAATAAAAGCGGCTAATTCACTAACCGTGGTATACTGAGCTAGCGTTACTGACAAATTAGCTCCAACGCCTCCAACAACCGATGTAGTAAGGGTTGTAGAATTGATAGT